TTTAAAGAAGGTGGTGTTGACGTATTTGATAAAGCAACGTCAAAACTATTCTTTATGTTTACACCTGTTGAACAATTTATGATACAGACAGGTATCAGATTATTTAAGGGGTTTGAAGATTATAACGAGCTTCATCGTTTTCAATTTGACTTAGAAACCGAAGGATTAAGTGGGAGCAGAGATGCGATATTTCAAATTGGTATGCGTGATAATCGTGGGTTTGAATATGTGTTAGAATCCAAAGGTTCGACACCTCAAGAACGAAGAGACTCTGAACGGGAAAATTTAATTTTATTTTTTCAGGTTATCAATCGTTTAGGGCCTGATATTATTACCGGATATAATTCAGAATCATTTGACTGGACATTTATTTTTGATAGAGCTGAGAGGCTTTCGATTGATATAACCCAAATTGCAATTGGTCTTGATGGTAAGACAAGGTTGAAGCGTAAACCTTCAATGCTTAAATTAGGTAATGAAACCGAAGCGTTTAATCAAACATATCTCTTTGGTTATAATATTATTGATATAGCACATTCAGTAAGAAGGGCTCAGGCTATCAATACAGATATCAAAAAATGGGGTCTTAAATATATTACCCAGTTCTCAGGTGTTGCAAAGAAAAATCGTGTATATGTTCCGGGTGATAAAATTCATTCTACATGGTCGGATGTTGTTAATAAATATGCATTCAATGACAGTAATGGTGACTGGTATCGAATATCTGAAAGAATGCCATTGAAAGATGAGTATGTTTCCGTTACTGGTGCATATATTGTACAAAGATATTTACTGGATGACTTATGGGAAACAGAACAAATTGATACTATTTTTAATCAAGCGGCATTTTTAATCTCAAAAATTCTTCCAACGACATATAGTCGAAGTTCAACAATGGGGACTGCCAGCCAATGGAAATTAATTATGGCCGCATGGTCTTATGAAAATAGTCTTGCAATACCTGAAACCGAATCAAAACGTGACTTTACTGGTGGTCTTTCAAGACTTCTTAGATTAGGATATTCAAGAAATGTTGTAAAGTTTGACTATGCCGCTCTTTATCCAAAAACACAGTTAACCCATGATATTTTCCCAGAATTGGATATTAGTGGGGTAATGGAAGGGTTGCTTACATATGTTGTTGATACACGTGATAAATATAAATTTTTAACAACAGAACATAAAGAAATTGCCAAGAACATTACCCAAGAAATAAAGGATAATAAAAACATATATTCGAAAGAAAAATTAGAAGAGTTAGAAGAAGAACTGAAAAAGCATAACGCACTTAAGGGTCTTTATGATAAAAAACAATTACCACTTAAGATTTTGGCTAACTCATGGTTTGGTGCTTATGGCGCTCCGTACATTTTTAACTGGGGGGATTCTGATTGTGCTGAAGAAACAACGTGTCGTGGTAGGCAATACCTAAGATTAATGGTACGACATTTTTGTGAGAAATATGGTTTTACCGCCCTTGTTGGTGATACCGATGGTTTTAACTTTGCCTTTCCAGATAACATTGATAATGTTAAGTATGTTGCAAAGGGTATACATTGGAAAACAGAAAAAAATGCTAATCAAGAACTTATTGGTTTGGAGGCCGTTCTGGCTGAATTTAATGAAACCTATATGGCTGGTCGAATGGGACTTGATATTGATGATATTTATACATCTACGATTAATTTCTCACGTAAAAACTACGCCAATGATATGAATGGCAAAATTAAACTTGTTGGTAATTCAATCAAGTCTAAAAAAATGCCAGTATATATTGAAGACTTCTTGAATGATGCTATTCGTCTTCTTTTAGATGGTAAAGGTAAAGATTTTATCAACTCCTATTATGATTATGTTGATAAAATTTATAACTATAATATACCGATGGTTAAGATTGCATCAAAATCAAAGGTTAAAACAAGTATTAGTGATTATAAAAAGAAAGCCAACAAGAAAAATAAAGCTGGTAACCCAATGCCTAAACAGGCCCACATGGAATTGGCTATGAATGCAGAACTAGATGTTAAGCTTGGGGATGTGATATATTATGTGAATACTGGGACAGCAAAATCTCATGGTGACCTTAAAACTATTAAAAAAGAAAACGGTACAATTGAAATACAATTAAACTGTAAATTGATTGATGTTGGGCTTGTTGATTCAAACCTTGAGTTGATTCGTGAAATTGAGAGTTTGAGAAAGATGTTATTAACCATGGATAGTTCTGATACAGAAAAGATAAAAGAAATTGAGGCTAAGATTGCTGAAATGGACGGAACATTATTAAAAGAAGAATACAATGTTGCTAAATACCTTGAAGCGTTTAATAAAAAAGTTAAACCGCTTTTGGTTTGTTTTCATCCAGATATACGGCATAATATTCTTCTTAATATTAAAAAAGACCGTAAAACAAAACTAGAAAAATTAGAAGATAGACATATTTTTACCGAATCACAATGTCAACTTGTTTCTGGTATACAAGATAACCCAGAAGACCAAGACACATATGAAGAATTGATGACGATGGAGGATAAGGAAATTAAATTTTGGGACAAGGTGAATGTTATCCCAAATAATATGGATGAGACTGAGTGGAATAAAATCAGGGTTGATTATCATGAAAGGAAAAGGATTGAAAAGGAAGAAGGAATCAAATATGAGAAAGAAAAGTTAGATGATATATTTAAACGACTTGAATTAGAAGATTTGAGAAGGATTGAATCTAGTTTAACATTGCCGGATGAAATTATGATGTTTGTTACGATAAACGATAACGCAATGTTTGTATCAAGAAAATGGGAGGTTGAGCTTTGTTCAGTAAATAACATTTTCAAATATGAAGAAGATGCAATAGAGAGAAATAAATGGTATCAGCTTAATAATAATGTATCTTTTGAAAGGTATGAACAATGGTTAGATTACAAATCAGAACAAATGATTATGACAATTAATCTAGCTCTTGATGAATTAAAAAACAAAGATATTCATAAATCCATTAATTTACTTAAAGAAAAGATACAAGAGTTTGAACATAAAAATAATGTTGAGAAACCAATATTACAGGAAACGAGTGATGAAGATGACGATGATGATGAATATAATCCAAACGCCCCAGAATCTGGTATTGATGGGTTCATTCCAGAATTACAAAAGGCTGATTTTGAGGTAGAGATTGCGACTGCTTTGCCAGTAGAAGAAAAAGATGAATGGAATTTTTAAAATAAAAAAAGGGGACACTACCCCTTTTTTTAATATAACCAAAAACCCATTGGCCTAAACTTAATTGCTCGATTAAGGTATTCGGCCTCATTTGCGCTTCTTTCTAATTGTGATGTACTTGATAATCTAAGTAATCTATTCTCAAGTCTTTCAAGAACAGCTCTTCTTTCCTCATTACCTTCACTAATAAGTGTTTCGTAATCCATTGTTCTTTCGGCTTCTGGTGGTCCAACAATCCCACCAAATTTACCCCTTGTTCTACCCAAGGCTCTCTTTGCTTCAGCCATAAATAATTGTCTAATTAGCGTTTTTGTTGGTTCATTGAACGTTGAAAAATCTAATCTGGATAATGGTACCTCATTTGGTAATTTTATGATATCAGGGTTATCAAGTCTACATTTATCAACATCTTTACCGCTTGTATCATAATAATGGTACCAAACTTGACAACCAGCTACGCTGATTGAATTGCCGACAAGCCCAAGACCAGTTCCAAATGAAAGTCTTGACCCCGGAGTTGATAAAAGATGAAGTAATTTTGTTCCATCAGGTCCAGCTGTTACTTTATACACCAACTCACTTCGAACAATTTTATTTTTAAGGTTCATATCGGCAGCTGTAAGTAAAATGTCAAACGCTGGTGCAATATAATAACCACTTCTACCACCACCTGTACCACTACCAGCAGTACCATAACCACCACCCATTTGTGCAAAACCACCGCCAAACCCATAGTCAATACCGCCGTAATTAGCCAACAATGCTTGGCTCATAGATGTTGGTGTTAACCAAAGGACTTCATTTATTTCTCTACCAGCTGGGATTTGATAAACTTGTCGTCCAGCTTCAAGTGTTACATAGTCTTTTTTTAATTCCCATGGGCCATTTATTTGAAGTCCTACTTGTTTTGAATACGCATATGTGTATTGACTAACGAAATCCTGTGACCTAACACTTATTGCGAATGCCATATCGGTTGTGTCAACATTTATCCCTAAAAGAGATTGCCATTGGTGTTCAATCAGCCATTCCTGTACATATTGTGCATAGTCTTCAATCGCAATTTCCAATAATGTACATAGTTGTTCATTTGTCAATTCAATTTGACGAATTGGTGCGCCCATTGAGTGTCTGAACTGTCTGAATATCTTATCTTTTTCTTCTATGCTTACTGACATTTCGTTTCGTTTCTTATAAATATTAGCAAAAAACGAATTAAATTAAAAACTTCTTTGTCAAATTTGCCGCTTCTTTGATTGTTTTGAAGGAGATTTCTGGGAGTAGTAGCTGGTTTCCTACCTTAACCATTGGAACGTCATTACATTTGGTGAATTCATATAATTTGTTGAATTCGGCCTCGTTTTCAGGTAAATCAACATTGATTTCGATGTACTGAACACCTTCACTTGTTAGTATGCTTTTTAATTCAGTACAATACGGACAATTTTCAATTGTGTATATTCTAACCATTTTGTTCGTTTATTAAATTATCTGTCATTATTTCAAGGATTTCAGCCTCTGAGAGTTGTTTATCACCAATAATTGTAGCAATAACATCAGATTTATATTTCAACACTTCCCACATTCTAATTGATATGGTATCGATAAACAATTGGTAATAAACCGTCACATTATCATTTTGTCCAATTCTATATACACGGTCCTCAGCTTGTTCATTGGAACCCGGAACCCAGTCAAAAGAATTAAATATAACAACAGTACCCTTTGTCAATGTAATACCAACACCAGCTGATTTTATGTTACCAATAAATACCTTAACGTTTGGGTTTTCTTGGAATGCGTCGACGGACTTTTGTTTCTCTTTATCTGACATAGGTCCGTTATGGATAACACATTTTTTACCAAAATATTCCGCCAATTCATTTAGTTCATCTGTAAAACTGGTAAAAATAACGACCTTTTTATCCATTTCTAAAGCGGTTTCAGCTATTTCGATTGTTTCTGGAATAGCCTCCATTGCAATAAATTTTCTAAGAAGTATCAATTCAACCAAATTCCGCTCAACAACGCCTCTTTTCTTTTCTAACTTACGTTTTTCGAGGTATTCATCCCAAAGAAGTTCATATTCACGCCATGATTTATCTGTCAATTCATGATAAACAGGTATGATGACCTTATCTGGCATGTCCAATACATCAGTTTTTAACCTTCGTAGTATTAAGTTTTTAGTTTTTGCTGCTAATTCGTCCAAATTGGATGCCCCATCGGTTAAAAGAATTTGTTTTTTCTTTCCATTTTTAAGTGTTCTAAACATTTTTTTAGCATCACAGTATCTTTGTGCAAAAAATAGCCAATTTTCAGTAATTTTGGCACCTATTATCTTTAATAGGTTATAAAAGTCCATAGGTCTGTTGGAAATAGGTGTTCCGGTTAATAACCAAACCTTTTCGATACCATGGTTTAAAACCAAATCAACCATTATTTCACCTCGTATGCTCTTATTATTCTTTAAATTATGTGCTTCGTCAACAATTACCAAATCAAACTTTGATTCTGCAATATGACGATTTAATTCTTCTTCAATATCCTCTTCCCCCTTCTTTTTTGGCTTCTTTACAGTATGAAAATTCTTCAAAATATCGTAATTTATGATCGTAAATTTCGCTTTTTTCCATTTTCTACTATCAATTATCACAGAATCATCTGTAAAAACGCTTATTTCACGCTGCCAGTTGATTTTAAGAGATGATGTGCAGACTACCAATATGTTTTCCGCTCCAGATTCTAGAGCCGCTATAATTGATTGTAATGACTTACCAAGGCCCATATCATCAGCAAGGATACACCCCTTTCGTG